TTTGAGCTAAAGAGGCGGACGATTATGTATACCGCAAACCTGCCTATACAGATAGTTACAAGGCTTGAGTTAAACGATGTAATCGCAATCAACGATATAGACTACCGAATAAATAAATACTCTTATAACCTTTTAAACGGCTTAACAAAGTTAGAGCTAATTAACGGCTTTGATACTAGGCTAGTAAATAGGGTGTATATCCCGTCGGTTGTAACTATTGGAAAACTAGCAGAGAGTCTAGTTTTCAACGTCGAGGGTATTGCTACCGATTACGTTGTTACAAAAATAGATGATGGAGATGGCATAAGTTGGGCGACTACCTCAGTAATCGGAACGGATAACAATTTAGCAGGTATAAATATTGCAACTATGGGAGCAGGCACAATTTCACGAACTATGACGATTAGATATGTAGGTAACGGAGTAACAACAGATATAACAATACGACAAAATGAGTAACGATATAACAGAGGTAATCGATATACTAAGGCGAGGCGATTTTTACGGCGCAGGCAACAGCGTAGAGATAGCAAAAGGCAAGCGGCAAATTGTTACGTCTTGGAGTGGACTAAAAACAAAAATAAAACGTACTATAAAAGCAAAAAAATAATGAAAGAGGTAAAGATTAAGCTAAAGGTTGACGATACAGAGGCAGTTAAAGCAACTAAAAATATAGAGAAAGGACTTAAAGACGTCGGCGACGAGGCAAGTAAAACAGATAGGGAGGTCGAGACTATTGGTGTAACGGCAGGAAAGACTAGGACTGGGTTTAATGTTATGGCTAAAGCTATCGCAAGGGTAGGACTCGCTTTAAAAGCGGCAGGTATTGGATTAGTTGTTGCAATAATTGCAGGATTGACAGAGGCATTTTCTAGGAACAAACAAGTTATGGATACGCTAAGTATTGCTCTAGAAACCATACAAGGATTTTTCTCACAAATTACAGACGCTTTAGTTGATACTTATAACGCAACTAACAAAACAACAGAGGGATTTGATGCAATGGGTCGAGTTATAGGGGCGTTAATAACTACAACATTATATCCTTTAGAGTTGTCATTTAATAGGCTGCTAGAGGCATCACAAGCTTTAAGAGTTGCCTACGAGTTAATGCTTGGAGATGATAAAAGCATTAAAAAAGCTCAAGATAATTTAGATAAAACTACTTTAAAACTCATATTTCTTAATCTTAAAATAAGAAAAGCAGGGGAAACTATAACTAATGATTTTAGTGAGGCAATGCAAGAAATAGATGTTATAACTAAAAAACTAAATGAAAATTTATCAAAAGTTAGTATTAAAGCGGCAAACGAATCCGCAAAAGCCTACAAGGCGGCAAAAGATGCGGCTATATTAGCGCAGGCGAAATCTGCGGCATTACGAGCAGGTTACGAGCTAGAGGCGGCAGAGTTAAAGAAAATACGAGACAACGTAAATTTAAGTCTGGAAGAAAGGATAAAAGCAAACGACGACCTCGCAAAAGTTTCAAAAAAGGCGGAGGCTGAAATGAAAAAACAAGCGCAACTTGCTATTAACTTAGCAGCTCTTGAAGTAAAGCGAAATGATAGTATCGAAAACCAAGCGGCATTGATACAAGCTAACGCAGATTTAAAAGCAGTCGAGGCAGAGATTGCAGGCAAAACGGAGGAGGTAGAAACCAACAGAGTCGGACTTTTAAACGAGCAAAATGCTTTAATATTAACAGGTATAGAGTCAGAGAAAGAAAGGCAAAAAATACAAAGAGAGTTTGAGGCAGAGCAAGAGATTGACCCTTTAGTAAAATTACAAAAACAAAAGTCTGCGCTTGAGCTAGAAAATCAAGCAATACTAGAGGACTTAGAGGCTAAGAGATTACTCTACGCAGAGGGTACGCAAGCAAGAGTAGACGCAGAGCAAGAGTATTTGAATCAAAAGCAAAATATTGATAATCAACTTGTAGCAAATACAAAAGCGACAAACGAGCAAATTAAAGCTAACGACCAAGCAACCGCAGACGCAAAAAAAGCAATACAAGAGGCAAGCCTTGACGCAGTAGCAACAGGCTTTAGCATACTAGCAGGATTTGCAGAGGAAAATAAAGAGTTACAAGCTGCGAGCATTATAGCTGAGAACGCTGTAGGTATTGCAAAAAACATAATAAATACAAACGCAGCAAACGCAAGGCTAACTCTAGAGGGAGGAGTCGCAGCGCCTGCTTTAATTACAGCCAACAACATTCGCATGGGTATAGGTATCGCCTCGTCTGTAGCAGCAGCAGCAAAAGGACTTGCCGCATTAAATGAAAGCGGAGATACAAGCGGAGGAGCAGCAGCAGGCGGAGCAGAGGCACCTGCTTTTAATTTAGTAGAGGGAACGGAAAGCAACGCAATACAAGACAGCATAACAAACCAAGACAACGCCGTTAAGGCAATAGTAGTGTCTGGAGACGTTACCACAGCTCAAAGCGCCGACCGCAATGCTGTCGACTCAAGCGGATTTTAACAAATAGTGAAACAATAACAAGAGTTTTTCGTTATAGTATTGTAAACTTATGAGAAGATTTGAGGGAAAATACAACAAAAATAGCAAGGGAGTCTTTGCTATCTCACTGGTACACTCTCCCGCCACAGAGGAGTTTTTTGTAGCAATGTCAAAACAAGACAAACTTGTAACACTTGCAAAAGTAGACGAGGAGAAACGTATATTAATGGGGCTAGTATTACAGCCAAACCAATTGATATATAGAGTAGACGAGGACGGAAACGAGTTTGAGATGTTTTTTTCAGAGGAAACTATCCGAGATTTTTCACAAAATTTTTTCCAAAGCGGTTTCCAGTTAAACTCAAAGCTAGAGCATGATACACCAATCTCGGGCGTAACTTTTACCGAGTCGTGGCTAGTAGCAGACCCAAAGAAAGACAAATCCGCAGCGTTTGGATTAGAGTATCCCGAGGGCTCTTGGCTTGTATCAATGAAAGTTGATAACGACGACATTTGGAACAACTATATAAAAACGGGAGAGCTGCGAGGATTTTCAATCGACGGAATGGTCGAGTTAGAGGAAGTAAATTATAAAACCGATATACAAATGAGTAAAAGTAACAAAAGCATTCTCGCTTTGCTAAAAGATATAGTAAGCAAAAACGAGGAGCAGCTAGAGGTAACTCTAGGGAGCGTAAAATCTGGAGAGCTAGATATTCAATTTGAGGGAGATTCTCTTGAGGTTGGTACGGCTGTTTTTTTAATTGGAGAAAATGAGGAGCGTGTGCAATTAGCAGACGGAACTTATCAAATCGATGAGGCAGGCGAAATCGTAGTAAAGGACGGACTAGTAGAGTCAATGTCTGAGGGCGAGGACGTAGTAGAGGACGAAGTTGTAGAGGAGCCAGAGGTAGAGGCAGAGCTTAAAGAGGAGGACGAGGAGAAAATGGTCGAGGCTAACGAGGCGGAATCAATGGAGGTAATTAAGCAAATCCTAGAGGATATGTTTAACGCTTACGCTGAGAGCATGGAGATTAAAATGACTAGCTTAGAGTCTAAACTAGAGACTTTAACATCTGAAAATGTAGAGTTAAAGGAGCAAGTTGTAACACTTTCAGCGCAGCCGTCAGTAGAGCCTATAAACTCACAGCCAAAACAAGTGATTTTAACAAAGCAAGGGCGTATCCTTGAGGCAATAAAAAACGCAAATAAGTAAATTAATTAATTTAAAATAGAATAATCAATGGCAATTACATCAAATTATGCAGGGCAGGCAGCAGTAGATATCATGCTGCAAGCAATCAAAGAGGAGGATACACTCCGTCTTGGACTTATTAACGTTGTACCCGACGTAGGATACAAACTAAACTTGAGAAACTTAGACGTTACTCTTGGAGTTGTAGATTACGCTTGTGGAACAACCGCAGCAACGGACGCAGTAGCGTACTCAGAGAAAGTTTTAACACTTTCAAAATTTAAAAACGAGTTTACAATCTGTAAAGAGGATTTCCGCCCAACGTGGAGCGGCGAGTCTATGGGAGCATCTGCTTTCAACGACCAAACACCTCAAGAGATTGCAGACGCAATCGTTGCAGATACAGCAGCTAAATTAGCTGAGTGGTTTGAGGACCAAATCTGGAATGGAGCAGGAACTGCGGGAACAATGAGCGGACTAGTTACTCAATTTGCAGCAGACGGCGACGTAATAAAAGCAAACAACGGAATTACAGCAATCGGAGCGGCTATCTCTACGTCTAACGTATTGGCAGCATTTGACGCAGCTACGGCAGCACTACCTTACGCATTAAGACGTAAAGATGTAAACTTTATCGTATCTCCAGACGTTGCAGATGCTTACACAAAGTTATTAATTCAAAACGGAGCAGCTAACGGACTAGGAGGCGACGCTAACACAGGATTAGTATACGGACGTTACAACGTGCAAGTTGTTAACGCTTTAGCAGATAACACAATCGTATTGTTTGAGAAGTCTAACATCACAATGGGTACAGGATTAGCGTCAGACGCTACCTCAATCCGAGTGAAAGACCTTGACGAAGTAGATTTGAGCGGAAACGTTTTATACAAGTCTGTATTCGGTGGCGCTGTAGGATATTCTTACGGAGCGGAAATAGTTTGGTTACTTACAACAACAGCCTAAATACTAGGGGAGGTTTAACCGCCTCCCTTTTTTAAAAACATTAATAATCGGTTGTGTAAAGCAACTAAAAAATAATTTACAACTTATGGCGTGTTTACTAACATCGGGCAGAGATAAAGTGTGTAAAGACGGGCTTGGCGGTCAGTCTACACTATATCTATTTAATAGCCTAGAGGACGCTTTTACTATTGTAAACGGAGAGGCAACGGCAATGAATGCCTCTTTAACTGCGGCGTATGCTTATCCTTTAGAGGGAGATGGCAATACTCTTGAGCAGTCAATGGTAGGAGACAGAAATACGAGCAGCCGAGTAAATACTCAAACGCTCACAATTACATTAAAATCAATGGACGCTGCTACAAATGCAGAGTTTAATCTAGTAGCGGCAGGATACCCTAGCGCAGTTGTAGTCGACAGAAACGGCAACTATATAGCTTTAGGGCTTGACGACGGAATCGACTTTACAATCGTATCACAAACTGGCGGCGCTAAAACGGACATGAATGGATATGTATTAACTGGCGTATCTACGACTAAGGACTTAGCTCCTTTCTTAGATTCAGCTACTCAAACATCTTTTTTAGCAGTAGTTTCTTAATTTAGTTTTATCCCCTAAAAGAGCCTTGTATTTAATTACGAGGCTTTTTTTTTGCTAAATAGAAACAAAAACAGACTTTTTTCGTTTTTATTATATAGAAGTTTGTTTTATGATAGTTGACCCTAATTTAAGTACGCATACAATAAAGATAGTGCCTAGATATAATCCGTCTAACGCATTAACTTTAACTATTACAGATAGTACACTAGGAACGGATACAAACGTAACAACTAGTTACACAACAGGCGGAGATTATAAGCTATCTCTAGTATTTAGCTATACATTTACAGACGAGCATAGTTATCAGCTAAAACTTACTGACGACGTAACTACTGAGATAGTATACAGAGGTCTTGTATTGGCTACAACGCAAACAGCTCAAGATTATAAGCTGACTACTAATCGCTATACATGGTAAAATTATGAGTGATATTAAACTAATAACATTAACGAGTTATACTAGACCGCCTTTAATGGAGGACAAATCTAGAGACTGGGTAATGAATGGGCGTAATAATGAGTATTATAATTACATTACAGACCGAAATAACGGCAGCCCTACAAATAGCAGTATTAATCAATCCTATAGTACCCTTATTTATGGTAAAGGATTGCGTACCTCTAGCGGAAGTCTAGGTGCTGAGA